CAGAATAAGGTAGTGTAGCTGCTTGTATGGTATGACTGTAATTAGTAAACCAATTATTAATATTATACCATGAATTGTTGGTAGTAGCATAAAAATATTTTCCAGAAGTGGAAGTAGAATCATGAATAGCATTACCTAAGAAAGTAGCATCACCATTAATAATAGATGTTACTTTTTTGTTTTGGTCAGAATAAAATTCAATACCAACTGTACCTGAATTAATAACCTCTGGTTGCATCCAACTAACATCATCTAAGTTAACAAATGGTGGAGTTGTACCTAATATAGTAACATTTGAACCAGAAGGAGGTAGTGTATCTGCTTCTATGGTATGACCGTAATCAGTAAACCAATTATTAGTATTGTACCAAGAATTGTCCATGGTAGCATAAAAATATTTCCCAGAAGTTTCAGTAGAATCGTGAATAGCATTACCTAAGAAAGTAGCATACCCATTAATAGTGGATGTTACTCGTTTATTAGTATTAGATGAAAAAGTAACACTATTTGTTGAAGTATTAAAAATTGCTGGTTGTGCCCATCTTGGATCATCAATATTTACAAATGGTGGTACAACACCTAGTACAGTTATTTCAGATCCAGATAATGGTAATCGTTCAGCTCTATATATATGATCAGAATCTGTGTACCAATTTTTAACATTGTACCAAGAATCATCTACAGAAGCATAGAAATAAGATCCATAAGTAGCTGATAAATAAGTTACTTTAGAATCTATAGAATTAGTATCAGCCCATCCAACTTTATTAACTACTATAAAATTAATATCACCATTTCCAGTAATAGGTGGTAATGTAACAGTAATCGCATTTTTACCTAAAATTTGCAAATACTTATTCTCAATATCAAAAGCAGTTATAGATGGATAATAAGTAAAATCAAATGTAGATAGATTTTTATATAAAGTTGGAGAATTACTACTTAACATTACATGTTTAGTGTATTGTAGATTCTGTCCAAGAATTAAGAATTCTATTTTATCTTCTAATTTATTTTGATATAGAATATCGTGTCCTGATAATTCTATATATTTAGAAGAAGTTGTTACATATAAATTAGTTAATAAAGGAGCAGCAGATACTGAAACAACTTCATTTTCATTCGTTAATCCAGTAGTAGGATCATATACATAATTATCCGCAGTTAAAGAAGTTAAGAATGATTCATAATCTAATTTTAACTTGCTAGATACATGGAAATTAGAATCTATAAAATAGATATTTTTAAGAGGTTCGAATGGTGCAGCAGGGAATAACCATCCTTTAATTACAAAAGATGTAGAAGCAGAAAATCTAGGTTTACCAGAAGCTTCTAAATCAATTGGATATTCTACTGATATATTACCATTCCATAATACTTCTGATCTAATTTCATTTATCAATTCTAAACCAAAACCATCCGGTAATCTCCAACTAATTACAATATAAGGATTAGAATATGGTACAAAGTTTGATATGATTTGATCCATATCACTCTGATAATTTGTTAATACATTTAAATTAACAGTAAGATTAACAGGAACAGGCATTGGTATTTGTGCCGTAAATTGACCATGAACCTCTCTTTTTACTGGCGAGTAAAAACCCTCGATTTTATTAAAAACACGGTTTTCGTCTCTCTGTATATCTGAAACACTAACTGATATAACAGGAACTGTTATGTTTTGAGCTTTATTTACAATATCATATAAAACTCTTTCTTTGGGAGCATGTACATACCTTACTTTTATCTGCTCCTTTTCTTCCCTATTTTTATTATATCTGGATATGACTACATCATCCATTGCCGCTATAAATTGCGTCAACAGATCGTGAATCTCATAATGATATGTCTTATTAAGCATCGTTCCAATTATTTAATGTTTGGAACGATAGTTAACCTATACAAATCTTCTTAAAAAGTATTTTGGTAACTTATTAGCATTACGAATAACTGCATCTGTAATAGATCCATCTAAGATATATGTCAAACATTTATCCTTTTTAGAACGAACTCCACGACCACAAGCTTGAATTAAATTGTTTAACATCTTGTTTACATACCAATCTTTATCTTCTTTAAACAATCTTTTAATACGTTCATCATGAAGTGGCATATATGATGCCTTACATACTATTTGAAATTTTGCCAAATCTCCTTTAAGATCTACTCCATATGACATAGATGGACTAACCAATATTGTTGGTTCTGGAGATTCAATATGTTGTTTTAATATTTGTTCATTATCTGCTCCATCTAGCCTAAACAAAAATCTAGGATCCTCAATGTTGTCTCTCAAATACTGAGTAATTTCATTAGTATGAGTATGAATAATCCCTTTATCTTTTTTATGAACTTTACAAATTTTAATTACTGATTCTTTAATGTAAGGAAGATTTTCTTTTAAATTTTTATAATTAATCTTAACTTTTTTAGTTGCATAAATAGGAGCATTCTTTGGATCGAAAGTTGAATCTACTTCTATATATTTGTATTTTTCAATACCCAAAGTTTTTGCGAAATTAGCATGATCAATAATCGTAGCGGACATCAAAAGAACTTTATCTCCGTAATCAAAAATATCTTTTGCCAAATTATCAACACGTAAAGGTTTTAAAGAAATACCTTCTAATGAATTTTCGATAATGTATTCACATTGTTTCCATGTATCAGTAGTTGTTTTAAGCTGATTATACATGTTACTAAACATTTTGAATCTTTGAGCATCTGAATCGAATTCAGCTTTACCTCTCTTTTTATTCATGCTTTGTTTCAAACTATTCACTTCATCACCCAGCTTCATCACTAAATTATCTAGCCAGATTTTAAATTTAGAATAATTTGTGACAGGAATATCAGTAGGTTTATATCCCATTCTTTTTAAGAATTTATACGGCAATCCCCTACTGAAACGCTTTACTAATTCATCTTCTACTTCAGAAGCTTCATCACATATAATGTATTGACGATTCTTGACATGATCAGGAAGAGATAAGAACATACTATAATTCAATACAGCAAACTTATTAGTCAGCATGTTTTTTCTAGAATTATAATATTCACAAGTAGAATTTAAGATACAACTTTCCTTAAGTCGATTATTGAACAGACAAGGAGCAATTTCTACATCATATCTGGGATCTACTTTACAGATATAGTTTGCCTTACCTTTTAAGGCAAAGGAATCATCAAATAAATTAGTATACTGATCCTGCAAACTTTTAGTAATTGTTAAAGCAAAAACACCAAAAGGTTTTTCATTCAGACAATCATCCTTTCTAATATAATCACCCACATTGTCGATTCGAAAGGCATTGTAACTTTCAACCAAATTTACGAAATCTGAAGATGGATCTTTCGAAACATTTGCTAATGTTTTCGAAAGAAATGATTTCCCACTTCCAGTTGGAGCACAGCAGATGACATACTTATATCCTTCTTTAAAAGCTTCATCGATCTTTTCAATAAGTTCGATCTGTTGTGAAAGAGGATCAAATCCTTTGGGAAAATAGTCTAATAGAGGCATTCACAGAACTTACTACGAAACCAAAGATAAATCAAGCGTGTTTTTTTCAAACATTAAGATTTTGCTATTAAGGAATTTATTCTTATTTGCCTTATTCAAAGAAATCAACCGATAGTAGAGTTCTGGATCATTTTTAGAAATTGCAGAAAATGTATAATCCAATTCAATGTAATTCTTTGTCAATTTAGCACCAAACGGATATGGTAATTCAAAACGTTTTTCAGAATTATTAGTTTTTAAGAAAAATGTAAAATAATAATCTTTTTTATTGAAAAGATATAGTTTACCTTCTTTTAAAATTTTACCATCTAAAGAAAATATTATATTTCTTTGTAAAAATAATCTAAACAATTCTTCGAAGTCTTCCATTATAACCTTATTTAAAAGGTAATTCTTTTAAATCAACCTACCATTTATTCATCCAACCATATTTTTCTTCGGTTGACATTAAATAAAATGTTTTATTAAACATTTCACTCCAAAACTTATCTTTTTGATCTTGTGTAATTACTGGATATTCGTAATTCAAATAACATTCATCCATATTAATGCATCTCCAATCTTGCATTAAAATATCCCAAGTAATGATTAAATTTTTTTCTCTAGGATTAAAAGTTGGTGTCCTAGATGGAGGCATAAAATGAAGCGTGGTTCTACCATTAAAACTATTCAATAAATCGTAGGAGTTAGTACATAACATCCTACGAAATCTATTTTTACCGTAAGCTTCGTGTCTACGAAGTATATACAATATACATACGTTAGCTCTTAATTTATTTTCAAGGTTAGAGTACCTTTGAAGATTTAAATTATGTTCTTTACCGTATGTGTACTTATCTGCCACATAAGTATTTAGTGTTAGGCTTTCTTAGCAATACCGAATAGACGTTGTTCATTCAAGAACATTCCCTTTTTAACTACTCCGTAGCCATCAATATCCATATTAGATACAGTAACACCTTTATCATTCGGAAAAATAACAATATCTCCAACTTTAGCGTAATTTACATTAGGTCCAGCCAATACAACTTTAGCTTTACGCCAAGCTTTAGTGTTCACATTAGTCGGTACATAAAGACCATTACGTACAACAACTGAACCTTGTGCATCTTCAATCTCATCTACAAATTCAACCAAAACAATATCATCAAATACAAAAGATAACTTATAATCATCTAATCCGAAGAATCCTTCTGAATTTGCATCCAGATCAATAAGACCCTTTTTTTGTTTTAAGTTATCCATGTGTGAAGGTAATTCTTGTGCCATACTATTAATTATAATGTTTGAATCGAAAGTCAATCGATCAATGGTTCTAATTTTTTAATTTCTAAATTATATCCATCCGCACGAAATTTCCATTTTAAATTTGAACTCGGATCTAATTCTCCCTTTTTATTAAATGTAGATTCTGAAAAAAAATCTGTGACTTTTTTCTTACCAAGAATCCATGCTTTGGAGTAATCTTCTAATATTCTAACAAAAACGTAGTAGTCACATTTTTGTGATGCATTAAAATTTGTTATACTACAATTATAATAATCTAAAGGTTGACTGGTACAGCGTTTAGTTTTGACTTCATACCTAATATTATTTTTCACAACATCATAATTGAATGTATCTACATCACTACCTTTTAATAATAAGGTTACTAACATTTGACCTAAATATCCAGCTACATTACCAGCTCCATTAGTTATGCTATTTTTTAAAACACCTAATTTTTCTGAACGTTTAATAGCAACTTCTATTAAGCGAGGATCGATTTTGTCTATTAA